GTGCCCACACGCGGCACCACAGACACACAGCGAAGCCCCGGCCAAGTCCCCCCGGCCGGGGCTTCGCTGTGTCACAACACGGCCACACCGCCGCCACACAAGACCCGTGAACGGCACGCTGAACCCCCACACCACGTCATGGGGGGACCATGCGCACCCGCACAGCCATCGCCGCCGGCGCTCTACTGCTCGCCGCCCTCACCGGCTGCAGCAGCGACAAGTCCGAGGACGAGATCGCAGCCGACTGCCAGAAGGCACTCGCCAAGAGCACAGCCGGGGCAACCGAGAAGGACCGCCCCGAAGCCTGCACCGGACTGCCACAAGAGGACTACGAAGCCCTCCTCATCTCCGAGGCCATGAAGGACACCGGCGTCATCGACAAGGACGGCAACGTCGACCCCGAGGAGTTGCTGGGCACCGAGCAGTAGCAGGAGGTGGCGCCCGTGGCCGGCAACCCCCGCAACGGGCGCCCCTACCGCCGCCTCACCGCCTGGCTCCGCGCTCAGCGCCTGCCCTGCTGGCTGTGCGGCTACGAGATCGGCTACGACCTCGACCCACGCCACCCGCTGTCCTTCACCCTCGACCACGAACAGCCGCTCTCACGCGGCGGCGCGCTGCTCGACAAGGCCAACGCCCGGGCCGCACACCGCCGCTGCAACAGCAGCAAGGGCAACCGCACCGACCGTCAGCGGCACCGCCAGCCAGTACGCTCGTCACGGAGGTGGTGACCATGAGTGGCGTGGACGATCTGGTGCGCCTGTACCGCGATGATGACGCCACCCCGATCCGGTGCCTCGGAGGCCCGTGCGACGGCCGGACGCTGAGCTGGTCCACCAGCGAGCCGCCGATGATGATCCGACTGCCCGTCGAAGAGGGGCCCACCGCCGCAGTCCTCGGTCAGGCGAGCAAGCCCGCCATCGCCCAATACGATCAGACCCTCGATGGGACGGGCTTCCCGCAGCGTGACCAAGACGGCACCCTGCTCTACACGTACCGCGGGCAGGAGTAGCGGCCGCTGTCTGGAGGTGGCGCCGTGCTGTACGTCGTCACCGGCCCGCCAGCCGCAGGCAAGTCCAGCTGGATCCAGTCGCACGCGACAGCGCGTGACATCGTCATCGACCTGGACCTGATCACCCGCGCCCTGTCCGGCCCCGGCGCACCCACCTGGAACCAGGACCCACTGCAGCTCCGGGTCGCACACCGCGCGCGCTACGCGGCGATGGACGAAGCGTTCGCCCTGCGGGACAAGGTCGACGTCTACCTGATCCACACCATGCCCAGCCGCAAGGCGCTCGCGAAATACAAGCGCCTGGAGGCACGCATCGTCACCGTCGACCCCGGCCGCGACGTCGTCATGCAGCGCATCGACGCCATGCGCGACCCGGACATGCGCAGGGTCGCCACCCGCTGGTACCGGCAGCGGCCGGCCGCGTCACAGGGAGCGATGCCCCAGGCGTCGCGCGCCTGGTGAACGCGACGACGCGGGGAGAGTGGATCAAAACTTCAGGGCCAGACCGGGCGACCCAAACGCCCTTGTCGCCCGATTTTTTACACGCCGCCTGTACTCGCTAATCACCGCGAACTCAGTTGGGTCGAATTAGCAGACCGTCACCCTGCGTGACGTGACACTGCGTGACTGCCGGGGGTGATCATGGCGACCAACCTGGAGGCGGTCGAGGCCGAGCTCGAACAGATGCGGATCATCGACCGCGCGCCCGGCCTGGCCCAACTCGCCCTCACCTTCGCCCGGCTGATGGACGGTGAGGACGGGGCCACGGCGAAGGCGAACGTCGGTCGTGAGCTACGGGCTGTGATGGCCGACCTGCGCAAGCTCGCACCGGTCGCCGCGGAGGCGGACCGCGTGGACGAGCTGGCCAAGAAGCGCCAGGACGGGAGGATCCGTGCTCGCCGAGCCTGAGCTGCTGCGCGGTGCCCAGCGGCCCCGCCTGTTCACCGCACCGCCGTCGTTCCTGTCCTCGGCCGGGCAGGAGGCGGTGGAGCTGGCCGCGCACGCCGGCCTTGACCTGATGCCCTGGCAGCAGCACGTCCTGGACGTCGGCCTGCGCGAACGGGACGACGGACAGTGGGCAGCGTTCGAGTGCGCCGTGAACCTCCCTCGCCAGAACGGCAAGGGCGGAGTGATCGAGGCCCGCGAGTTGGCCGGGCTGTTCCTGCTCGGCGAGCGGCTGATCATCCACTCCGCGCACGAGTTCAAGACCAGCCGGGTCGCGTTCCAGCGGATCCAGTCTCTGATCCTCGGGTGCCCTGACCTGCGCAAACGCGTCAAGCGGATGCTGAACAACACCACGGAGACGTCGATCACGCTGGTCACCGGGCAGTCGCTGCAGTTCATCGCCCGCTCTGGTGGGTCGGGCCGTGGCTGGACCGGTGACTGCAACATCCTCGACGAGGCGATGATCCTCGGCGACGACGCGATGGGCGCGCTGATGCCGACGATGTCGGCGGTCGAGAACCCGCAGCTGTGGTACTTCGGCAGCGCGGGCATCGGGCACCAGTCGGTGCAGCTGGCCCGTCTGCGGCGCCGGGCCCTGGCCGCGCTGGAGGCCGGGGAGGCTGACCCGTCGCTGGCGTACTTCGAGTGGTCGGTGAACCCGCACCTGGACGAGTGCCCGCCCGGCTGCACCGAGCACGACGGCGCCGATGATCCGGCGTCGTGGGCGAAGGCGAACCCGTCGCTGGGCTACCTCATCACCCCGGAGTTCGTCCGCAACGAGCGGGCCTCGCTGGGTGCGAGCGGCATCTTCGAACGTGAGCGGCTCGGCGTGGGCGACTACCCGTCCGACGAGGCCGACACCTGGCAGGTCATCGGAGAGGACGCCTGGCGGGCTCTGGCGGCCGCCGAGTCCACGCCGTCGGACCCGGTGGCGTTCGCCATCGACATGACCCCTGAGCGCTCGCACGCGGCGATCGCCGTGGCGGGGGAGTGGCGGGGCGGCACGCACGTCGAGGTCGTCGACCACCGGCCCGGCACGGGCTGGATCCTGGAGCGCGCCGCAGACCTGCACGAGAAGTGGCACCCCCGGTGCTGGGTCATCGACGCCGCCGGACCGGCCGGGTCGCTCATCGCCGACCTGGAGGAGCGCCTCGGCGTCGAGGTCGTGCAGACCAAGGGCCGGGACGTGGCCGCGGCCTGCGGCCAGTTCTACGACGCCGTGACCGAACAGACCCTCTCGCACCTGGACCAGGCGCCGCTGGCGGCGGCCCTGGCGGGCGCACAGAAGCGCACGCTGGGCGACGCCTGGGCCTGGGCCCGGCGCATCGTGTCCGTGGACATCAGCCCGCTGGTGGCGGCGACGCTCGCCAAGTGGGGACTCGGCGTCGAGGTCGAGGACGAGGGAGCGCCGAACCTGTGGTGAAGACCGTGCTGTTGCACCTGCTGGAGCTTGCCTTCGCCCTCACCGTCCTGCTCGGCGTCGCCCTGGTCTACGTGCCTGCCGCCCTCATCCTGGGCGGCCTGGCGGGCGTCGTGGCCGTCGAACGGGCGCTGCCCGGGCCGCTGCCCACCTCACGGAAGGAGCGCCGGCCATGAGCCTGTTCGGCCTGTTCGAGCGCCGCTCAGTGGAGAACCCGGCGGTGCCGCTCACCTCTACGAGCCTGATCAGCCTGCTCGGCGGCCAGGCACTGAAGTCCGGGGTGTCGGTCACGGAGACCAACGCCCTGCACATGCCGGCTGTGTGGCGGTCGGTGGCGGTCATCGCGAACGTCGCCGCCTCCCTGCCGCTGCACACCTACACCGCGGGCACCCGGGACCGCACCACGGTGGCCCTGCTGGAGGACCCGCACCCGGAGCTGACCCGCTTCGAACTGTGGCGGCTGGTGTACGTGCACCGGCTGTTGTGGGGCAACGCCTACCTGCAGAAGGTCTTCAACAGGGCAGGCACCGAGGTCGTGCAGCTGTGGCCCATCCGCCCGGACCGGGTGAAGGTCGACCGCGAGAAGCCGACCCCGGACAACCCGGGCGGCAAGGTGTTCTGGATCCAGGACGACAACGGGGTACGTCAGCGCCGCACGTCCCGGGAGATCCTGCACCTGCCCGCGCTCGGGTACGACGGCGTGACCGGCTGCTCGCCGATCCGGGCCGCGGCCGAGGGCATCGGGCTGGGCATGGCCGCGGAGAAGGCGGCCGCGAAGCTGTACGGCTCGGGCAACATGATCTCCGGGGTGCTGCAGACGGAGCAGCGGCTGAACAAGGAGCAGGCTGAGCAGCTCAAGGCAGGCTGGAACGCGAAGCTGTCCGGCTACGAGGCCGCCGGCGACATCGCCGTGCTGGACTCCGGGGCGTCGTTCCAGCCGGTGACGATGCCGTACAAGGACTCCCAGTTCCTGGAGAGCAGGCAGTTCCAAGTCGTCGAGGTGGCACGCATGTTCGGCGTGCCGCTGTTCCTGCTGATGGAGACGCAGAAGTCGACCAGCTGGGGAACGGGCCTGGAGCAGCAGGCACAGGGCTTCGTCACCTGGGACCTGGCGCCAACGTGGCTGGCGCCGACCGAGCAGCGCGTCACGAAGGAGCTGCTGGGCACCAGCCAGTACGCGAAGTATCAGCTCGGTGGTCTGCTGCGCGGGGACTCCAGCGCGCGGGCCACGTTCTACCGGGCGATGCGCGACAGCGGCGCCTACTCGGCCAACGACATCCGCGACCTGGAAGACCTCACCCCCATCGAGGGGCCCGAGGGCGACATGCGGCTGCAGCCGATGTACATGGCGCCGCTGGGCAGCGACCCCCTCGCCGCGCAGGCCGCGCCCGCGGATGCCGGCCCCGACGACCGTGCCGCGCGCGCCTCCCGCCATCTGGCGGCCGCGCACCGGCTACTGACCCCCGAGCCCGAGCCACCCCGCGAGGAAGGCGGCCACGATGACCAACAGGAATGAGGAGCGCCGCGACCTCACCCTGGCCACGGCCGGGGTGCAGCTGCGCGCGGCCGGAGACGACCAGGGCGTGCGCGGCTTCGGCGGCCACGCCGCCGTGTTCAGCCAGCGCACCGCCATCGGCAACCCGCTTACGTGGGGCTTCTACGAGGAGATCGCCCCGGGTGCGTTCACCAAGACGCTCAGCGAGGGCGATGCCCGGTTCCTCGTCGACCACGACACCCGCCTGGTCGTCTCACGCGTATCGGCTGGCAGCCTGCGCCTGGCGCAGGACGCCGTCGGCCTGGCCGTCGACGCCGACCTCGACACGCGCCTCTCCTACGTCGGGGACCTGGTCGTGAACCTGGAGAACAAGAACGTCACCGGGATGTCGTTCGGGTTCCGCGTCGTGAAGGACGACTGGGAGACCATCACGGTCCAGACGTCCGAGGGCGACATGGAGGCCGAGCTGCGCATCCTCCGCGAGGTGCAGCTGTTCGAGGTGTCGGCTGTGACGTTCCCCGCCTACGAAGGCACCGACGCCGCCCTGCGCTCCGTCGGTGTGGCGCTCGCCGCGCGCGGCGACGCCGAGGCCTTCGACCGCCGGGCCGCCCACCGGCCCGAGCTACTCGACTTCCGCCACGAGCCGGCCGCGCCTGCGGCCACTCGGGGCAGCGACGCAACCCAGCCGGGAGAGACCACTGGGGGCCGTCAGGTGAGGCAGATGGAGCTGCTCGCCGCCCGCTACCGCCTCGCGCGGTAGCCGCACCCACACCCCATCCCCCAGCCCCCGCCGACCGGCGCGGGGCCCTTCGTGCTGGAGGCACGCATGCCCACCCTTCAGACCCTGCTCGACCAGCGGGCCACCGCCTGGAACAAGGCGACCGAGTTCCAGAACCGCGCCGCGTCCGACGCTGAGCTGTCCGCCGAGGACCGCTCCGCCTGGGACGCCGCCCTCGCCGACGTCGAGCGGCTGTCCACCGACATCGAGCGCGAGGAGCGCCACGCCCGCCTCTCCAGCGTCGACTACTCGCAGGTCATCGACGCCACCAAGGACGCCGACGAGGAGCGGCACGGCGGCCCCGACAAGGCCGAGGCCTACGCCACCGCCTGGCGCTCCTGGGTGCGCGAGGGCACCACCGAGCTGTCCAGCGAGGAGCGCACCGTCCTGCGCACCGGCTGGGTCGACGGCAAGGAGCTGCGCGCCCAGGGCGTGGCCACCGGCGCGGCCGGCGGCTACATGGTTCCGGCGCCGTTCCGGGCCAAGCTCATCGAGGCGCAGAAGTTCTACAGCTCCATGCGGGACGTGGCCGAGGTCATCACCACCGAGACCGGGGCGACGCTGCCCTGGCCGACGAACGACGACACCGCCAACGTGGGCGCGATCCTGGCGGAGAACAGCCAGGTCACCGAGCAGGACGTGACGCTGGGCACCAACGACATCGGCGCGTACATGTACACGTCGAAGCTGGTGCGCGTCTCGCTGCAGCTGCTCAACGACAACGCGTTCGACCTGGAGTCGTGGCTGGCCGGTGTCCTCGGCCGGCGCATCGGCCGGGCGCAGAACCAGCACTTCACCACCGGTACGGGCACCGCCCAGCCGGAGGGCGTCCAGACCAACTCCGTCATCGGCAAGACCGGCACGACCGGGCAGACGACGTCGGTCACCTACGACGACCTGATCGACCTCATCCACTCCGTGGACCCGGCGTACCGCAACAGCGGCCGCGCGCAGTTCATGCTCAACGACACCACGCTGGCCGCCGCGCGCAAGCTCAAGGACAGCCAGAACCGGCCGTTGTGGGAGCCGTCGATCCAGGTCGGCGTCCCGGACGGGCTGCTCGGCTACGGCTACTCCATCAACCAGGACATGCCCGTCATGGCGGCCAACGCCAAGAGCATCCTGTTCGGCGACTTCTACGCCGGCTACCTCATCCGCGACGTGCAGGACGTGCAGCTGCTGCGCCTGGCCGAGCGGTACGCGGACTACCTGCAGGTCGGGTTCCTGGCGTTCGCCCGGACCGACGGCACGCCGCAGGACACCGCCGCGTACAAGGCGTACCGCAACTCCGCCACCTGATCCGGCCCCGGCCCTGAAGCCGACTCACAGGAAGGGACGCCCTCATGGCGACCAGCCCGAAGAAGGAGACCCCGGACACGGGGGTTCTGCAGAACAAGCCGACGGCGGCCGCGGCCCGGCACGGCGACCACGACCGCATCGTCATGGCCTCGCGCCGCGCCGACGGCTCCATGGACCAGATCAACCCGGAGTTCATCGGCGACAAGGACACCGCGATCGCCGCGGCGAAGGAGCAGCTCACCGTGCAGGCGGTGTCCGCCGTCGACGTCGCCGCGCGCGGCGTGAGCGCCGGGCCGGCCGACGACGGCACTGGATCCTCGGAGCCGGACGCCGACGTCGCGGCCCTCAAGGAGGCGCACGAGAAGGCCAAGGAGTCGGCTGAGTCCCAGGCCGAGCGCGAGGTCGAGCAGCGGCACCAGGGCCTGGGTGACTGATGGCCCGCATCCGCATGCTGACCAGCGTTGCGGGCGAGGGCTTCTCCTGGCGCGCCGGGGAGGAGATCGACCTCCCCGGCGCCGAGGCGACGAAGTGGGCGGACGGCGTGCGCGCCGAGCTGGTGCGCGATGTTCCCGTCGAGACGCCCGAGCAGCCGCCCGCCGCCGAGAGGGCCGCACGCCGTCCTGCCCGCCGCAAGGCCGCACCGCGCGGCAAGGAGTAGGAGGGGAGCGGGCATGGCGCTGGTGACGCTGGAAGAGGCCAAGCGGCAGTTGGACATCGACACCGCCTCGCACGACGTCGAGCTGCAGGTGTACGTCGACTCGCTGGCTTCGGTCATCGAGGGTTACGTGGGCGTCGTCGAGCAGCGGGAGGTGACCGACGTCCTCACCGGCGGCGGCGCCGCGCTCGCCATCCTGCATCCGCCGCTGGTGTCGGTGACCTCCCTCGCCGGGGGGCTCGGCCAGGTCATCACCTACCCGGCCAACACGCTCGACGTGAACGGCCCGGCCGGCACGATCAGCCGGGCCGACGGCTCCACCTTCCCGACCGGCCGGTACACGGTGACGTACACCGCGGGCCGCGCCGCCGTGCCACCGACCATCAAGCTCGCCGCGCTCATCCTGCTGCAGCACCTGTGGCGCACCCAGTACGGGGCGTCCCGGGTCCCGGTCGGCGGGGCCGACGACTGGTCGGTGACCGACCCCATCCCCGGCTTCGGCTACGCGGTGCCCAACCGGGTGCTGCAACTGCTGGAGCCGTTCAAGCTACCGCCGGGGGTCGCGTGATGCTGACCTCCCGCGTCCCAGCCGCCGTCGACCAGCTGCTCGCCATCCTGCGCGCGCGGCCCGCGCTCGCCGCCGTGGCGATCGTCGACGGCCCGGCCTCCGTCAACATCACCGAGCGGCGCCGAATCCACATCGGCTACGCCCCGGGCGCCGAGTCGGCCGTGGTCCTGCAGCAGGAGTTCAACGGCGCCGGTGCCCGCACCCGCAACGAGTCGTTCACCATCAGCGGCTACGCCGAAGCCCGGGCGGGCGACAAGGACATGCAGGCCCGACGCAACGAAGTGTTCGCCCTGGTCGGCGAGATCGAGCAGGCCCTGCGCGCGAGCAACCAGGCGCCCGAGGCGCCGACCCTGAACGGGGCGGTGCTCTGGGCGCACCTGACCACCGGCGACCTGCAGCAGATCCAGGCAGAGGGCAGCGTCGCGGGCCTCGCCTTCACGGTGACCTGCCAGGCCCGTATCTGATCCATCCACCGCAGAGGAGTACGCCATGGCGCGTGTGCGCTACCT